AGGTAAGTCCAAGCTTGAGACTCTTCCATACTATGATGAATCCATCATCTCAAATTGGGAAGGCTCATCGGGCCTAACAGCATATGGATTAACTAAGAGACAAGCTTACTCGAGAGGTCTTCTTTCCGCTAAGAGGATCCTTGAGGGAAGCCGAGTGCCTGAGCCTTGCTTAGCTTTTGCGCGCACACAAAAGCAAGGTAAGACCAGGTTGATTTGGGGATACCCCTACTCAATGACGATATTGGAGGGGATGGTAGCTAAACCTCTACTCAATGAGTTTAAGGGTGGTACCACACCAATGGCCTTTGCTATGACCAACAGAGCAATGGGTATGAAGATATTGGCAGCTTCAAATAATAACAAGTACTGGTATTCTTTAGAGGCCAGTCAATTTGATGCTACTATATCTGCATTTGCTATCAGAACGGCCTTTAGCATTATAAGGACCTGGTTTGATATGGATGCGCCCGTTCATGAGGAAGTTACATGTGGCGAGCTAATGGATATTATTGAGAGGTATTTCATCAATACTCCAATAGTTATGCCTACAGGTGAGAACGAAGTGCGTGGTCAAGGAATCCTGCATCTTGGGAAGAAGCATGGTGTTCCTTCCGGTTCTTACTTCACTCAATTGGTTGATTCCATAGTAAATGTTATCATCTTGGGAACCTTGTGTTCGAAGTTCGGTTTCACTGTTGACGAAGAAGCAATCTTTGTCTTAGGTGATGACCTACTTTTCTTCACAAACACGCACCTGAATATAGGGTCGATGGCGAGCTACGCGTCAGAAACCTTTTCGATGGTGTTCAATCAAGCTAAGTCGACTCACGGTAGAGCGGATGAACCCGTTGAGTTCCTCGGACGCTTGTGGTGTAGAGGAGTACCCGTTCGCAGTACAATTAAAGCTATTCAGAAAATGCTTTATCCAGAGAAACGCCGTGATCTTGGGGAGGATTACCAAGAGAGGAGAAAGAATGCCGAAACGGTGGTCTTGAGCTATTCTCTCAGTGCATGTCAGGATGTAAGGTTAATCCCGAACCTGATCGGCTGGTGGAGTTGTATTAGTGGTTTCAGACTCACGGCCAATAGCGACAATCTCAGTGGATTCCTGCGATATAAGACGCGATACCTCGAGAAACCACTCAAGAATAATGGAGGTACGAACGTTCTTAGGGTCCTGCTTTGAGCGAAAG